CTCAAATAAACTTTCACAAGGAACACCTAATCAATATTGGGTTCAAAGATTCATTGATTATACTAGTATTAGTATATACCCTACACCTGATTCAACTAATGCATCTAAAGATATGCATTTCTATTACATAAAAAGAATTCAAGATGTTGGAGATTACACAAATGCGAGCGATGTTCCATTTAGATTTTTACCTTGCATGGTATCAGGCTTATCTTTTTATTTAGCACAAAAATATAAACCAGAATTAGTTCAAGCTATGAAATTATATTATGAAGATGAATTAGCAAGAGCATTAGCAGAGGATGGGTCAGCTTCAAGTACACATATTACACCTAAAGCTTACTACCCAGGTACATAATGGCAAAATATGCAACAGGTAAACACGCATTAGCAATTTCTGATAGATCGGGATTGCAATTTCCTTACAAAGAAATGGTGAGAGAATGGAATGGTGCGTTTGTTCACTACACAGAATACGAACCTAAACAACCACAGTTAGAACCAAAACCAATTTCTGGTGATGGCATTGCATTAAGACATGTGAGAACTGATCGAACAGAGCCAGAAGTAACTGTAAGAATAGTTGAGGATGGTTTTGAAACTTATGCATCAGGATCTAGAATTCTAAATGTTACTGCTCCTGGACACGGATTAACTAATGGGACTACTTATAGATTTAGAGGTGCCCCAACTACTTCACCAGGAACAGGAACTGCATATAATCCAGTAACAGGGGTTAATGGTACATCTGTTTTCGCATATTCTGATCCACAACCCTTTGATGGAATTACTGGATCAAAAATTGCAAAAGCTGCAGGCTATGCAATTACAACAGGATTATATGTATCAGGAGCAAGAGTAAGCTCAGATTACGCAGTTCAGAATTTTTTTTATTTTACAGTTGATACAGATACTGCTACAAATGGAGGAGTTAAAGGAGGCGGGTATGGTTGTTCAGTAGGACCCGTAACAATAGAAGCATGATTAAATTTTTAAAAAAATGGATTTGTAAAATTTTTCACATTAAACAATGTGCGTGTCCAGAAGAAATGGATGAACACGCTGAATATTATTTAAAAACACCGGAGCCAGAAATTCCAGTGCATGTAGAAAAACCAGAACACTGTGTTATTCACAGTAGATTTAGAAAAAGCTGTCCGCTTTGTCAGGAGATAGTTCAATAATGGCCGGATTAAGTTACAGTGATTTAGTTACAAATATCAGAAACTACACAGAAACAGATTCTAATGTTCTAACTACAGCTGTTTTAGAAAATATTATATTAAATGCTCAATACAGGATTTTTAGAGATATTCCAATTGACGCTGAAAGACAACAATCATTAGGAAATTTAGTAGCAGGACAGGAAACTATAAATACACCCGCAGGATGCTTATTTATTAGAGGTATACAAGTTTATAGCACCGCAGGATCTGAAACCACTGGAGCTAATAGATGGCTAGAGAAAAAAGATTATACATATTTACAAGAATACCAAGATGTAACTGGAACATCAGCTGCACAAGGACAACCAAAATATTATGCTATGTATGGAGGAGCTACAGGAAATGCTGCGACTACATCTGGTAGAATAGCTTTTACTCCGGTTCCTAATACAACTTACAGATTTAGAGTTCATTATAATAAAATGCCAAGTACTTTAGCTTCAGATAATACGAGTAATTATATCAGTCTAAACTTCCCAAATGGCCTTTTATATGCTTGCTTGGTAGAGACATATGGATACTTAAAAGGTCCGATGGATATGTTGACACTATATGAAAATAAGTATAAAGAGGAAGTACAGAAGTTTGCTAACGAGCAAGTTGGTAGAAGACGAAGAGATGACTATACAGATGGTACTGTTCGTATTCCAATACACTCAGCAAACCCTTAATAGGAGATAAAATATGGCAATTACATCAGCAATTTGTTCAAGTTTCAAAACAGAACTCTTACAGGGAAAACACAATTTTAGTTCTTCTAGTGGGGATACATTTAAAATAGCTATGTTCACAAGCTCGGCATCTTTAGGAGCTTCAACAACTGATTATTCAACTTCAAATGAAATTACAAACACTTCTGGAACAGCTTATACTGCTGGAGGTGCATCTTTAACTAATGCTGGAGTGACTTTATCTTCAACAACAGCTTACACAGATTTTTCTGATGTATCATGGACTTCTGCTACATTTACGGCAAATGGTGCAATGATATATAATACAACAACCGGGACAGATACATCGACAACTGATGCGGTTGCTATTATAGCATTTGGTGCAGATAAAACAGTTTCATCTGGAACTTTCACAATTCAATTCCCAACAGCGGGAGCTACAACAGCTATCATTAGATTAGCATAAGGAGGTAAATCCTTATGGCATCAATTTGGGGTGGAGACAGTCCTTCAGTACCATGGGGTGTTAACACTTGGCAATCTAATACAGTCACTGTTTCTTTAACAGGTCTTTCTATAACTTCTGAATTAGGAGATGAATCAGCTTTTAACGTTGAAGGTTGGGGAAGACAACAATGGAACAACTCCGGTTGGGGAGTTGAATATTCTGTTGAACCATCTGGTCAATCAATAACTTCATCACAAGGAACTGCAGAAGGGTCTGCTCAAACAATAGCCTCACCTGATGGTTTGTCAATTAACATTGATGCAACTTATCCTACAGTTTCGAATACTACACCTGTTAGTGTAACAGGACTCTCTATAACTTCTTCTTTAGGAACAGCTAATGCAGAAAACTTAGCAGGTTGGGGAAGACAAGCCTGGGGGAATTCAGGTTGGGGTATTCATTATTCTGTAGAACTATCTGGTCAATCAATAACTTCTTCTTTAGGAACAGCCACCGGTACAGCTATTGAAACAGTAGAAGTATCAGGTCAGTCAATGACTTCATCAGTTGGAGATATATCTCCTGCAGATGTTGTAGGAATTTCAACAGCGGGTGTAATAACTTCTACACTAGGAGATTTAGCTAGTGTTGGAACATTAGTTGGTTGGGGAAGAAATGGCTGGGGCGAAGAATCATGGGGCGAGTCTGTAAATAAAGTTATTCAGCCCACAGGTCTTTCTGTAACTGCAAGTGTTGGATCTACAACTGTTGCCGATATGGTTGTTGGATTAACTGGTCAATCCTTCACTGCTTCTGTTGGAGCAATAAGTCCTGCAGATGTTATGGGATTAACTGGTCAAGAATTTGAAGCAAGCGTTGGATCATTAACTGCTGCGGATGTTATGGGATTAACTGGTCAATCATTTACTGCTTCTGTTGGAGCAATTACACCAACAGATATGGCAATTGGTGTATCAGGTCAGTCAATAACTTCATCACAAGGAACTGCTACAGTTACATCAAACCCTATAGTAATACCTACTGGTCTTTCTACAACTGCTTCTGTTGGAGCAATAAGTCCTGCGGATGTTATGGGATTAACAGGAGTTTCTGCAAGCTTCTCTGTTGGAGCGATAGCACCAGCTGATCAAATAATGGGATTAACTGGAATAACAACAACTTCTTATTTAGGAAGTGTTACAACAATTCCAATTTACGGACCTGTTGACACGGGATCAAATACATCTTATAGTAATGTATCAACAGGATCGAATAATAGTTATTCTGATAAAGGAACCGGATCGAATACATCGTATAGCGATAAATCTACTGGTTCAAATAACTCTTATTCCGATGTTGCAACTGGATCAAATACAAGTTATAGTGACGTCGCATAGGAGATAAAATATGGCATCAACATACACACCTCTCGGTATAGAGAAACAAGCAACTGGTGAAAATGCTGGTACTTGGGGTACGAAGACAAATACAAATTTAGAAATTATTGAACAATTAGCTGGCGGTTATACTGCACAAGCAGTCTCTGATTCTGGAGACACGACTCTTTCAGTTTCTGATGGATCAACTGGTGCAACTCTTGCACACAGAGTTATAGAATTTACAGGAACACTTACAGCATCTAGAAACGTTACAATTCCTTTAGATGTTCAACAACTTTACTTAGTTAAGAATGGAACTTCTGGATCTCAGAACGTAGTTTTAAAATATGTTTCTGGAACAGGTACAAGTTCTACGATTGCAAGTGGTAAAACTCAATTAGCTTATGCAAAAGCAGATGATGGAACTAACCCAAATATTACTACAGTTGAGTTTGGGGGAGACGTTGTTGATGATACTTCACCTCAATTAGGCGGTGATTTAGATGTAAATGGAAATGATATTGTTTCAACTTCAAATGCAGATATTGATATAATTCCAAACGGAACTGGAGATGTAAATCTTGGAGCAGATACAGTTCAAGTTGGTGATAATAATGCCAATGCTACAATTACTACACAAGGAACGGGAGATTTAACTTTAAATACAAATAATGGTACAAATTCTGGTTCTTTTGTAATAGCTGATGGAGCAAATGGAGATATAACAACAGCTCCAAATGGTACTGGTACTGTTAAATTAACAAACAATGCTGGTACAAACCAAAGTACGCAGCTTGTAACAACTGATGGAAAAGGTATTGTACTTTCCATGATTTTCGGATAAAAAAGGATAGGAGTATAAAAAATGGCAACACCAAATCTTGTAAACGTCGCAACAATATCACCTAAAAATGCAATGGGATCTTTAGGGGATACTAACAGAACAACTATGATAGACGTTGCTGCAGAATCTGCAGTAAGAATAGACACAATTTTAATTTCAAATGATGATGGAACTAATGCATGTGATGCAACAGTAGAAGTCAGTAATGATAACGGTTCAACATATTATAAAATCGCAAGTACAATTTCTGTACCTGCTGATTCAACATTAAGTTTAATTGATACACCAATTTATTTAGATGAAACAGATTTAATCGCGATTACAGCTGGTACTGCCAGTGACTTAGATTGGCATGTTTCATATGTTGAATTGATAGATTAATTTTAATAAGGAGGAAAGATAATTTATGCCTAAAATAATTAAACCATCAAAAGGAGATTTTACATTAACTGATTTATCTGTTGATTCAGATGGAAGAGTTTATTCTGCTTCTTCAGGATCTGCTGGAGGAAATTTTATTTCTGCTACTGGTGGAGATCACACTATAACGGAAGGTGATTATAAAATACACGTTTTCAAATCTGACGCAAATCTTACAGTAGCAAGCGTTGGATCAGGAAATCCTTTTAGTGCTGTTGTTGACTACATGGTAGTTGGCGGCGGAGGCGGAGGAGGTGTATCAGGTAACTCGGCATCCGGTGGTGGAGGAGGTGCAGGAGGCTATAGAGCTTCCGGCGGAACTCACCCTGACATATTAGGTTCAGGAACAATGCTTCCTGTTTCTGCAAGTCCAGGAACATATCCAATAGTAGTAGGAGCTGGTGGAGGCGCTAGTTCTAACGGCGGAGCTTCATCTTTTTCTACGATTACATCTGCAGGCGGAGGTGGCGGTAGTAACAGTCACCAAGGTGCTGACGGAGGCTCTGGAGGAGCTCCGGGAAGAATACCTCCTTTTGATGTTTCAACTGGAAATAGTCCCCCTGTAACTCCCCCTCAAGGGAATCCAGGACACCAAGGAGGAGGTGGTGGCGCATTAGGCCCAGCAGGTTTCATGAGCATGTTTACCCCATCCAAATCAGCAGGATTAGGAATTTATTCAAATATAGTAGCTGGCGGTCCACAATTATCATCCGTAGGAGGAAACGCTCCAACGGGTACTCCCGCAAACTCTATGGGCTTAGCAATGTGTGCAGGCGGAGGCGGAGGCGGTAATACTTACGGATACGGCGGAGGTGTTATCGGCGGAGGAACTTCTTTTGCATCTGCTGGAAGTGGTCAAGGTGAACACTCAGGAAAAACACACACGGGATCTGGTGGAGGATCAGGAGCAAGTCCTACAACTCCAGGCGGTTCGGGAGGAGCAGGCTTGGTTTGTATAAGATACAAATATCAATAGGAAATTAATATGGCGACTTTTGCAAAATTAGACGAAAACAATATTGTTATAAACATATCTAAAGTAGATGATAAAAATTGTTTAGACGAAAACGGAGATGAATCAGAAGCTGTTGGAATTGCATATTTACAAAGCATTCATGGCGGTGGAACTTATAAACAAACTTCTTTTAATACATTCGAAGGTTCACACAGAAGCGGAAAAACACCTAATAGAGGTCATTATGCTGCGGTCGGAGGAAGATATGATGAAGCATTAGATCAATTTATTCCACCTTTAGAACCAGAAAAAGCAAGCTGGACATGGGATTCTGCTGCTGCAAAATATGTACCACCTGTTCCAAATCCTGACCCTACTGGATTATATCAGTGGAAAGAAGATGAAGGCAAATGGAAACTTACGGACGCTGAAACAGGCGCTTGGATCGACGATTAATTTGATTTTTTTTATAAGTATGTTATAAACATACTTAATACAGCATGAAAAAAGAAAGGCATGATGAAAGTAGTAGATAATTTTTTACCAGAGGAATATTTTAATGGTCTTAAAAATTTAATTTTAGGCAATTCTTTTCCATGGTTTTTAAATAAATTTCCTAATAGTAAGGACAGTTATATGACACATGCTTTCTATTTAGAACATAAAGTTAATAGTGATCTTTATGAACATATTCCTTTTTTATTAGAAAAAATCAATGCTAACGCTATTATTAGAGTGATAGCTAATTATTATTATAAAACAAAAAAAATAGAAGTACATCCTGAACATACCGATTTCCCTTATAAACATAAAGGAGCTATCTTATCTTTAAATACATGTAATGGAGAGACTAGGTTTCCAAATAACAAAAAGGTGAAGTCAAAAGAAAATAGAATTTTATTTTTTGATCCTTCTGAACCACATTTCAGCACCTCTACTACAAATGATAAAGGGAGATTTAATATTATTATTAATTATTTTTAAAATGGATAAAATAGTACTTACAGAAAGCATATTATATACGGGGGAGATACCACTTGCTGTAGGCATTAAAAGAGAGCCAATTCATAAACTTATACGGGAGTCTTATGAAAAAGAAATTAAAAACGATCCATATGTCGAAGAGGTTTTACTTCCTTATGAACAAGAAGTTGATAAGGTTTTTAGATACGTTGTAGAAAAGTTAGCTATTGGTCCAACTGCTAATCGTGATGGTATATTTATTTCCCCTATGGAAAGTGCAAGAGGCATCTTTCATGGAACAGCCATGAATTCATACAAAACAAGAGACATGAATTTATATAATATTCAAAATGGTCCTGAATTTACTTTCTTATACATTGTTTTTTTGGACTCAGCTCTTCCTGATAAATTAATTATAGAGTGTCCTGAGAATAAAAATTTAAATAAGAAATGGGAACATGTGATAAAAGAAAATGAATGGTTTTTATTTCCTAGTAGTTTGGAATATTATTTTACTAGAGGCACAGGTGTTAGGTCAATTATAAAATACAAAGTAGGAAGATATTAATGATTACTCAAAATAAAGCATATTATTTAACGGATTGTTTTTCGAGAAGCTTTTGTGATGAGATTATAGACTTTGCTAAACCTCAGGATAAGGTAACAGCTTTAACTGGGGAGATTGGAGAGGAGCAAAAAAAAGTTAGAAATTCAAAAGTAATTTGGCTAGAAGAGCCTTGGATAGCTAGAGAAATAATGGATGCTTGCAGGGTGGCCAATGAAAGAGCAGAATGGAATTTTGTTCTAAATACTTTAGAAAAAATGCAATTTACCATATATGATAGTTCTGGGCAACACTACGAATGGCATACCGATTCTAATTTTAAGGGTAGATTTTCTTTTAGAAAATTATCCTTTTCATTACAACTATCCCAACCTGGGGATTATGGCGGGGGTCAATTATTAATAGATAATGATTTCAATAAAAGCTTTAAAAATAAATCACTTAAACATACCGAGTTTTCATTTGATCCCACTTGGCTTCCAAAAGGAACTATTGTTTTTTTCCCTTCCTATCAATGGCATAAAGTAACTCCTGTTTTTAGAGGAACGCGATATTCTCTTGTCGGATGGTTTAATGGGCCGAGGTTTGTATAATGTCAGGCTCTTTTAAAAAAAATAAATACTGTATTTTAAAAAAAGCAATTAGTAGAGATTTAGCTATTTTTTTGTATAATTATCTTATTACTAAAAGGCAACTTTTAAAAGTTGCAAAAGAAGAGAGATGGATTTCTCTCTTTGATGAACATTTAGGTACATTTGGAGACAAACAAGTTAATAATCCAAATACTTATGTAGTTTATGGGGACCCTGCTTTTGATACATTATTATTATCGGTTCAGTCTCTACTTGAAAAAACAACCAATTTAAAATTACTTCCAACTTATTCTTATTGTAGATTTTATACAAAAGGAGATATTTTACATAGACATAAGGACAGAGCGGAATGTGCCTTTTCTACTACTTTAAATTTAGGAGGAGATGAGTGGCCAATATTTTTAGAGCCTCGTAAAAATATAGGAATTCCAGGCCAAGGTGGTGCTACTATGCAAAGCACTAACAAAGGAATTAAAGTAACCCTATCTCCTGGCGATATGTTAGTTTACTCAGGGGAGATTTTAGAACACTGGAGAGAACCTTTAGAGGGAGACCAATGTGGTCAGGTTTTTTTACATTTTACTGAAGCAAGTAATACAAATCTTTTATACGATGGACGTAAGATTTTAGGAGCTTGGGAAAAAGCGGAGTTAAAATTTTAAATATGTTAGAAATAATAGAAAATTTTTTGCCTATTCCTGAAGTAAATAAACTGGAAAAAGAATTACATAGCTCTGAATTCCCTTATTACTATCAAGATACTTTGACTTCATTAATTGACGATGAAAGAGGCGACGATGAAAAAACTCAGTTCTTCTTTTGTCACTCTCTTTATCGAGATGGAAAAATAACTAGCGAATGGGCTAAGATAGCAGACATCCTTCTTTTAAAAATAAACTCTACGGCTCGAAGGAGCTCCTTTAAAAGGACTCCTTTTAATATAGAGAGAGCTAAAATTAACTGCTATCCTAGAATGCAAAAAAATTTAAAAAGTGATCGACATATCGATCAATCGTATAAACATATAGTTGCTTTATATTCTGTAAATACATGTAACGGGGGAACTATTTTTCACGAAGAAGAAGCAAAAAATATCCATACTAAGCCGAAGCCTCTTTTTATTCCATCTGTTAAAAACACTTTGATTTTATGTGATGGTAATATTCCACATCAATCGGTTGGTCAAACTGATACTAAGTTAAGATTAAATATAAATTTAAATCTCACATAAAAATGATTGAATATAAAATAGAAATGGGCTCTTTCATAGGGGGATGGTTTATTGATAAGAAAATATGTGACAATATTATTAGTCA